TGGTGTCTTTCCCGGGGCGCTGCTGCATCTGCCCGGGCACAAGAATCTGAAGATTGTTCTGGCTGACATTCCCGCCCGGTGGAACCCGGTACGGGCTCGCCGCCGTGACAAGGCCGAGCCAATCTTTGATTTGCAGGCTAGGCATCAACCACCTACGTCGCCAAGGGGGTTGGAGTGGTAGCCGAGCGTGCGGGGCGTCGGGTAATGCGAAACGTACTGGCGACCGGAAAGCGGGGAGATAACGTCGTTCTCCATTGCCAATCGCAAATCGCGATTAAACAGGGCTACGGCGTCCCCGGCTGGCTTACCGGCGAGTCTGGCGTACCACATCTCCACGGCGGAAAGCATTGCCGTCCACATCTGCGGCGAGCAGTCGATGATGTCTGAAATGGCGTACTTGACAGTGGTCAGCGCGACAGGGAGCGTAGTTGTGGTGGTCAGTTGCGTGTTTAAGTCGCGGCTCAAAATTTGCCGCTCGTACACGAAAGGATTGAGGGCTCCCGGCGGGTCGGCCTCGGTTGTCGCCGTTCCGAAACGGATGGCCGAGTACCCGATGATTGGCGGAAGCGTGTTCCCCGCAACGGTCACGGTCGCAGAGTTTGCCGACACGCTGACGGTGCCCTGCCTGCACGACGGTTCATAGCCCATCAGGCGAATCTCGTCGGGGATGTACCGGTAGGTGTAAAGCACCACCGTCCCATCCTGCGGCACGCCCACGAAGCGAATCTGAAACCGGTTGGGATCGGTGTCGCTCCGCATCACGGTGTAGTAGTAGGGTTCGCCCGTGCCCCGCGTGTTTACTTGCAGTTGCATCCACTCCTGCGGCGTGACGTAGAAGTGCAACGTCCCGACCGTTTCGGTCATCAGCGAGTCGATGTCCTTGACGTTGGCCGGGAGGTTGTAGAACGTCTGGACTTTGACCGTGGAAGTCCCCGATTGGATCGCGGCCCGGTCGAGCGTCACGCTGTTACCGGCAACGCTGACGATTCGTGGGGTGTAGGCGAAGAAGCCGTTGGTGTCGAACACCACGATGCGGCCTGCGACGAACTGGCTGGCGTTCGATGTCACAGTGATGGTGGCACTGCCGCTAGTCATCGTCGCCGTCGTGGATACTTGCAGCGTCGTGAACGAGTCGGTCTTCGTGTGCCAGAGCCACTGGCGAGACTGAAAGACTTCGCGGACGCCGTGGACAACGGCAGATCGAACAGCCCGGTGTTCCCCGTCCTGCGCTCCGCCGCCGGTCGCTGTAAGAAGATGGTCAACGAGGTCTTGTGCGGTGTTCATGGCTTGGGCCTCTTGTACCCGTACTTGGCCGTCACCTTCTCCCTGAGTTCAGCGTCCTTCATCTTCTTGCCCGGGTTCATCAGGCGCTCCTTCGCCATCATCTCCCGGGTGAGTTTTTCGGAGAGCCCCTTGGGCTTGGGCGGGGGCATCGGAGTCCCCTGATGCTCCACAATCCCGCGCACGGTGAGATTGCGTTCCCGGGCGACCTTCCTGATGTCGGCAGAGGAGTCGATCCACGCCGCCGGATCGCGGTGGCCGCGCTTGTCGGCCAGACCGGACATGTAGAACTTGCCCGAGATATTAATGCCCGCCGCTTTTGCCTCGCGCACCATCGCGTCGGCTTGATCTTTCGGCATCGCGCTCAACCACTCTTGGTTGTAGCGGCCTTGCATGACGGCGCGATCTGTCCCCTTTACGCCGGGAGGGGCTTGGAGGCAGCACATTTCCGCCCATCTGTGACCGTAGCCTTCGGACAGTAATCGAACGTACATGGACACCGCTTCTTTTCCGGCCCTTAGAACCTCCCCGGGAACGTCGCTCGTGTCTTCGGAGATAGTTGATCGCGCGGCGGACGCCCGCGAGGGTGTCACCGAACGCGGCGAGGGCGGCGTTGCAACCTCGGCAGACGAGCCCTCGGACGATGCTGGTGTCATGGCAATGGTCAACGCAGATGTTTCGGGGCGAGTTGCATATCTCGCACCTACCGTTATTTCTGGACGCCAACCGCTCGTAAGCGGCCTTTGTTATCCGGTAGCGACCCCATAGGTTTTGCCACCGTTTGCTGTCTGATTTGCTGTTCACGCGAGGGGCGGTTGATCCGGCCCCGCCGCCGCAGCCTGCTCATCCGGGGAGGGAGGCTCGGAAGGCGGCGCGGCTGGCGGGGCAGGGGGCGGGATCATGTAGGGCTGGGCATCAATATCGAGACTCGCCGCCCAATCCCTCATCAGGGCGTTATAAGGTTCTGTCATCCCTGCTCCCACCAACTGCGATACCATCGGCCCCAACGTCTGCACCGCCATCTGCATCTGCTCAACGCGCGTGGATTTGTTCGGTTTCCGCGCGCTCCCCGCCTCAACTCGGAAAATAAAGTCTCTTGTAAGGTCGATGAGGTCGGTCTTCATCACCAAGTTTTGCCAAGCGATTGCACCGGTTGGCCCCAGCACAGACGCAACATCACCCGGCTCAAGCAACCACCGAGCCGCGAGAGCCTCCCTCCGCGCTAGCGTGGACATGGCGTCCTCAAGCGTGTTACTCATGTTGTCGGGCCGAATACTGATGTTCTCGCTCTTGATCTGCGCCTCGCTGGCACTTCTGAAAGCCGAGCGAGTTGCGCCGTACATGAGTTCGGTAAGCCCCGTTCGTTGGGCAAACATCTCACTGACCGACTCGATGACGCGCCAAACGTCCTGCGTCATGGGTGGCGGCTGGAAGACACTGAGAATGTCGCCTACCCCACGCCCGAGAAGTTCGGACATTTCGATGATTTTGAACCCGCCCTCACTTGGCGCGAGCAGTTGGTCTTTGATCGTCTGGTCGGCCGCCTTCTGGCAGGCAACGATGGTTTCGCAACTTGTCGCGAGCCGGGTCGCCGCAAACGACATTGCCCAATTCAGGAATCGCAATTCCCCGATAGCGGGCCGGATGTGCGAGATCGGGTACGAATACCCGGGCTTCCAATGGAAGCCGAGCGGCGTAAACGGCCACCCGCCCGGATCAACGTAGAAGGGGATGGGCCACGAGGTCTTGGTAATGAGTTCGTCCGAGACTCCCGCTTCTTCCGGCTGGTCGATCAATTCCGGGGGCATGTTCAGGGGGCGGTCAACACCCTCGCAGATCACGAGGTAGCAATATTTGCCGAGCCCGTCAAAGGTTCCCTTGAACTGCTTGGGGGCGTTCTTGAAACGATCCCCCATCCCCGTCTTTGACCAAATCTTGTAGTAGGTAATGAGTTCGTTCGTCGCCTCGACCTTGCCCTTCCCCTTGGGCTCCTTGCCGAGTTTCACCTCACGGCCGCTGTCGAGGTGCTTCTTCAACTCCTCCTCGGAGATGCCGTACTCCTCCGCGACTTGCTCGATGGGATGCACGCACTTGCGGGCACACCAGAGGATGTCATCCATGTTGTCCCAATCGGGATCAACGAGGAAGTTGTCCACCGTATCGTAAAAAGACCCGACCATGCGGATGGGCGGCCGGGACTCATCGCCGGAAGTCTCCAGCGTGACCAGTTCCGTCCACATCACCCCCATGCCTTTCATCAAGGCTTCCCGCACCCACTTCTGCCCCTGCCGCTTCAGGTCGAGTTCCTGCGGTGTCCAAGACAAGTATTTCTCAAGGAGCATCGCGGCGGCGCGGCGCATCTCGCTCCGCTTCTTCTCCTCCATGGTCATCTGGAGGATTTGCATTTGTTCCGGCGTGATGGCCCCCGGGTTCATGGCGAGGGCTTCAACGTCTATCCCGAACGCGGCTGGCGGAAGATCGGGATGCTCCTGAACCGTCACCGTTCGGGTGGGGTTCCGGTGGTACATGACTGCCCCAAAGATGTCGAGCAGTTCAAAAACCTTGTTGACCTGAATTCTAAAATTGGGGGGCTGGATAGAGTTGGTAAATCCCTTCTCACCCCGCGCATACGAATCCTTCCACATCCAGTTGTGTTCCGCGTCGAAAAACATCGCTGCTTCTTTAGCATCGTCAGCGAAGCATTTCTTGTACGCTACCGCAGCGTTGAGTTTCTTAACCCAAACGCGGGTCAGGTTCCGCAGAACGTCACTTGCCGTTGACATTCTTAATTCCCTTCACGGGCTTTTCTTCCTCCGCGTCCTGCCACGCTCCCAGCACATCGACCGCCCGCTGGATGTCCTGCGTGATCTGAGCCAACTCCCACGCGCCGTCTGCGCCCCAGTGCTTGGACTCAAGCCAGCCGGGATCGTCTTTGTGGTGGACTGACCGGCGGTCTACCCAGCCGGACGGGGTAAATACCAAGATGTCGATGGTCGTTCCACCGGGACGCTTGTAGACGAACCCAATGGTGGCGTTGGCAAAGTTTTGCCGGTCAGTCGAATACAGCACGATGTCCCCAGCGCGGGGAATCGGCATCTCCCATGTCTCACTCATTTGTCACCTCCAGACATTGGCCCCAAGTTTATGTAACCCGGGGTGTCTAGCCCTAGGTTTTTACGGCGGCGTTCCACCCATTTCAGCCACCACGGGTCGGCCTGCTTCGGGGCGGGAGGCGTGTGATACCGGGGCCGATAGGCAAGAAGGTACTCCAAACACTGGACAATGTGACATTCTCCACGGGTATTCGGGGCATCGGTGACAACTGGGACGCCGGAAACATAGTTCACCTTCTTGCGGTACCTTTTGATTTCCCTCTCCAAATCCGGCACTGCGCTGGATAACACCCGCAGAAACGGGGTGCCGGACTGCGGGCGAACGTACATTCCGACTCGGGTGGCTTCGGTGCGGGCCGGTATGTCATCACATCCAGCAAGAAAACTTGAGCCCGTGATCTGGCTGGAGATGCCCCGCTTGATGAGTTCCTCTGTGTACTGCTCGCTGGGCAGCCGACCGGAGCCGATGTCTCTGATCCTCGCCCCGTGGGCGTCGATGATAAAGGCGTGGAAATTGTGGTCGCGAACTTTCTTGTCGAACTCCTCGCCAAACACCTTGGCATTGCATTGCCTGAGATAGAGTTGGTCATAGAGGAGAACCATGTCATCGGACGGCGGGACGGCCGCGAACAGGACTGCGGTGACGGTGTGGCCCGGGTCAATGATGGCGTATCGAGTCCAGTTTTCGGGGACTTGCCCGTTCTCCAGTGCATCGCGGGGGAAGCCGTGTACCGCCATGTCGAAGTTGGGGTACATGAGAACCGAGTCAACGATGAAGTCGCCTTCGGCTCTCTGCCGCAGTGTGTCCTGACCGATGGCTGCCCACCGGGCGATGGATTTCTGTTTTTCAACGGCATCGAGGAATGGGTTGTCCAAGAACCGCAACTTGAACGCCCGGATGTGGGAGTCTTCGCCGTGCAGTGCCTCTTGCTCCTCGGCCCGCTCCTTGAGCCCGAGCAGCGCGTTATTCGTGCTGTGCGGCATGGCTGACCAGCACATCTTCCCCTTCCGGTCTACCAAGCGTGCTTGGAGTTCCGGCACCCAGTTCTCGTTGTTAATATCCTCGTCGATGTGTACCCGTGAGGCGGAAAAACCTTGTACGGGCTCTCCCTCGCTGGAGAAGAAGTAGATCGTCCAGCCGGTGTGAAGCACCGCTTGCTGGATGTACTGAGCAGACTTCAGCACCCACGACTTGCTTTTGACTAACCGCCGTGGAATGAGGGGCGGTGCGGGGCGGGCCTCAAAGAACCGGTCACTGTCAGTCGCCGGGTCGAAAACCCGCCACTCGCCGGTCTTTAGGTCTTTGATGATCTTGAACGCCCCGTCGCGAAACAACATCGGGTAAACGACCAATCCGATGTGTTTGTAATCTTTTCCGACAATAATGAGCGTCCCGTCTTTTTTGGGATACTTGTTGTACGGGTCTTCCCCGCAAACGGCCCGGGCATCCTCCACGAACGTGCAGAGAGATTTCCCCGAGCGATTACCACCGATGACGAGGATTTCACTCGCCCTGCACTGGTGGACTTGTTCCTGCATCGGCGTCGGGCGGTAGAGCCTCAACGCCTCCAGTTTCCGTTCCCGTATCTCCGATTGCAGTTCCTTGATCTTGTCCTTCTGGTGCTGCGTCAGCGTCGGAATTAAGGGAATCTTGGGCGGGCTTTGCGGGGGGTGCTTCCTTGGCATCAATTACCAACCTTTGTGAAATTACTGCCTGCCGGAACCGGTCACGCAGTTCGTTTTCCAGTTCGTCCTCTGTCCAGAGCGTCAGCGGTTTCTTTGCCCCGCCAGCGTCTACGTTAACGCTGATGAGTCGAGTCACAGTCTCCAGCAACTTGTTGCGGGTGCTGGTGCCGGGTTTGGCGTCGTAATACTGCTTAACCATGATGGCCGCGAAACCGGCCACACCCCCGAAATACTCGCAGACTTTCTCCACGAGTTCGGCGCTGTGGGGGATGTTGCTGCCGCCCGCTTGGGCCAGTTTTGCGTATAAATCCACCCCAGCCGTTTCTATGGCCCTCAGATTGGCCTTACGCTTGGAAGCGGCCTTTTTAACGGCCAGCCTTCTCTCGGCCTTGTGGCAGGCTAGGCAGACGCCTGTGAGCCCATCCCGCTTGTGATGGAAGAAGTTGTCCCGGGTGTGGGGATACTGATTGCCGCAGCGGATGCAGACCTTTTCCATGGCCCCTAAATGATAACAGCCCGCCGGGTTTTCCGGCAGGCCGTTACCATTGCGGTGTGTGTCAGTTGGCTCACGCGCCGGTGACTGAATCGCCAAACAGGTTGACACGGATCATCGTGTCTGCCGTCGTGGAAGACGCTGCCGTGCCGAGATGCGATCCGACCGGCGTGCCGGTGCTGCGCTGAACCACTTGGCCGGTCGTACCCGAGATTTCGACCGGGCGACCGGCGGCGACGGCGGCAGCCGTGGTCTTGATCTGCGTCGGCCCCTTGACCACAAGCCACACGATGTCGTTCACGCGGACGGTACCGGTGAGGTACTCGTCAAGAATACCAATCGTCAGGCCGTTCGTGTTCACATCGGTCGTGGTCGCGACCGCCGAGAACTCGGTCAGGGCCGGGACAGCATTGCCCGCCGCACTGGTCGTGCGGAAGACATACGGCCGACCCGAGTTGGAACTGGCGTCGAGAGCCGAGGAGCCCGTGTAGCGAGCCGCCACGCAGTAGACGAGACGGTTGCTGTTACGAGCGCCCGTGGTTGGGTTTACATCTTGAAAGACCTTGATGGCCCCGACCAGTTCGCCACCCGCGATGGGATTGCCAGCGCCGTCGAGTTCGATCACTTCGCCTTGCAGCATCGTGCGACCACGCGACCAGCCCGGATCGGAGAAGATTGAAGACATGCTTTGTTTGCTCCTAAGTCAGAGGTTCAGATCAGGCGATGGGCGCGAGAAGGAAGAAGTTTCTCGGGCTCTTGAAACGGAAGTTGCCGAGGGTCGAGCAGGCGTACCTGAACGCCTGTGTCTCCTCTGAAAAGTACGGCCCTTCGGCCATGAACAGTTGGTCTTCAAGGCATCGGAGTTCCATATTTCCGATGCTCATTCCGAATCCGAGGCCGTTCGGAACCGCCGCCTCAGTCGTGATTTCCACGCCATCCTGTTCAAACACATCGTTGTAGCCAAACTGGCGAAGACCGTTCTCGCGGGTGACGAGGGCACGCTCCTTCGACTCCAGAAGGTTCAGGTAGCCGATGAACAACTTGCGGTCGAGAACCACCATGTCGATCTGGCTCTCTTTCGTGTCGTTCCTTTTGCATTGATGGATGCCTTCGCGCGTTGCGGCGATTGCCGTTCCGTTGTTACCGTCCCACTTCCCCGTAGCACCCGGGAAGGAGGTCGAGGTGTAGTTCACGATAATGGGCGAGTAGAAGTCAAAGTCTTCGGTGACGGGCACATCGGGGAACACGCCGCGATCTGCTCCGACTGCGGGACGAAGGCGACCGCCGCCATACGCACCGAGAGAAGTATCTAGGCCCGCGTAGTTGTCCTGCGGGAACCCGAACTTGTCCGTGGCGTCTGCGGTACGGGCCACGGCCGGATTGGTCACGGTGATCTGACCGGAACTACTGTTGATGGTCTGCGCCGTTCCGCTGCTGTTGCTGTACCCGAGGAACGAGAGCATCCCGTGGAAGAAGTTCTCGTTACCACTGGCGTTACCATCGACGTAGGGCTGGTACGCGAGGTACTGCTCCAGAGACTCCTGAAGACGCTGGGCCATCTGCGAGGCCACGTTGACGAGAGCCGCCTGACCACGGTTCTCTAACAACTCCCGGCGGTAGATAAGGTCGGTTGTCGTGAACCCGCGCCACGGAAGTTCGGCACGCTTCCACATGTTCACGCGATTGAATGTTCGGGGAGTGTCTCCGGTATTACCCGTTACCGGGGCGTTGCGGAAACGAACATTCCAATCAAAGCCCCGCCCGTTCTGGTTCATCAAAATGTTCCCGCTGGCTTCCAGCATCGAGAACACTTTGAAGCGACGAAATACGGCAATTTCTTCTTCCCGCGTGTGCTGGACGATGGTCGTAGCAATCGCGCGAGCCCAGTCGTTAGGGGAGGCCATGTCTTATTAACCTTTCTTATTCAAGACCCATGCCGTTTAGATTGGACAGCATCCTGTCCGCAAAACTCATGGGCTTCTTGGGGGTTCGTGAGTCCGATGCCGGGTTCGCCCTTCGCGGGGCTGTTCTGCGTGCCTGATTTCTCAGGAAATCCATGTTTTGCTGTGCGGCCGAGGGCTGTTGGGCCACCGGCTGCGGTTGCTGCGGGACGGTTTGGGTTTGCTGCGGGGCTTGCTGCATCAGGTTTTGGAGATTGGCAAGAGCCAAGTCCCGCTCAACCATCGCGGTCGCATAATCCCAGCGGGCTTTGGCACCATTGATGCCTTGGCCCCTTGCGTCCTCAATATATTTCTGGACAAGAAGACCCTCGCGGGATACACGACCTTCTTGGTCGTACAGCCAATCCCTGTTCTCTTGCTCAATCTGTGAGACATATGTCTCCTCTTTGAGCCCGGTAATTTGCTGTTCTGCAATCTTTTGGGCTCGATCCGTCACGATTTGCTCGACCATGGGGCCGAGCGCGCCCTGCGGGTCTTCAAGGAATTTCCGGGCGAAATCGGCCTTGTAAGCCTGATATTCGGCCAGAGCATGCCTTGCCTCTAGCGGAGCCTGCTCCGAGATAACCTCACGGCCGTTCTCGTCGCGGGTAATCCACTGTTTGTAAGAGTCTTTTACCTTCGGCGGGTTCCACCACGGGTCTTTCTGCGGCTGCGGCTGGGCCATCGGGGCAGCCTGCGGCTGATTCCGGCTCTGCTTCCACTGCTCAAACATCTCACGGTTGGAGAGATATTCGCTCGCGGCCGGGATAACACTCTGATATTGCTGAAGGGCACGGTAAGCCTGCTGCTCCCGGGCCATGGATTCCTGAATCCGAGACACAATGTCTTGGTCGCTGGCCCCCTCAAACCCGGGCTGGGAGCGAAAAACATCGAGGGGACTGCTGGAGCCAGAAGACTCGGCCTCTACCGGGGCCGCTGATTCCGTAGCCTGCTCTGGAACATCCGGCAGGCTGTTTTCTGATTCACTGCTGAGTACCGCTTCCTCGTCCGACATTACTACCTCCCTGTGGATTACGGGTGCCGTAGTATTGTGAGGCGCGGCGTGTCAGTCCCCCTAGTAATTTTTCCTGCTCCTCCCGGTGGCGGGCAAGGACTTGGGGGTAGTCGGGGCTGTTGGGATCGGCTGGTTTACCTTCGGCGTCTTTTACTCCGACGTATTTCATGGGGGTGGTAAAGAAGCCCATGGGGCTGGAATTAGGGCCACCGGCAACCATGTGATTGGCAAATGTGATACCGGTGTCGGTGGGCTGATCGGTGTAAAAATCAGTGGCGACCCCGCCGAGAAAGGACTTCAGGCCAGACTTTGCGATGGACTTAGGGAGCGTTGCGCCGAGGGTCACCACGGTCGTGGTGTCCGGCCAGTATGCCGGGGCTTTGGCAGCCCAATCTTCAAATGGTGTTGGGTATCGGTAGGTGGGCTTGCCGGTGTAATAGTGGCTGGAGGGCGGGGTGTTCCGCTGGCGAATCGGGGCGTCTTGGGCGTTTCGCATTTGCCAATCCTGCAAGACGTTTGCCATGCCTTGCCGCATCTCCCTCACATCGTCCTCGGCAATGGCCTGCTTGGCTGGATCGTTCGGGAAAGACGGGACTATCGGCACTTCTCGGCGGACGTTGGAGGCCATCGCGCGGATTAATTGGCCTCTGTCGCCCGTAACTTCGTTCCCCATGAGGGCGTTTGGGATAAGAAAATCGTCGTTGTAGGACTTCGTGTTCGCGTAGTCCTCCTCCTGACGCATGAAACCTTGGCCTGTTGTCCGAGATGCGAACGGCCAGAGCCCGCCCTTGAGGGAGTCGCGGTAGACGTTGCGATGCAAGGATTCTTCGGCCAGTTTGTCCCAGTACATGGCCTCCAATGCCCGGGATTGGAGCGGGTTCTTGCCACCTAGACCGCCTGAAACGCGGGCCTGAGCCAGCAAGCCACCTAGACCGCCGGAAACGCGGGCCTTAGCCAGCATGTGGGTATCCGAGGCCGGGTCGCCTTCAAACGGGAGTGGCGCTGGGTTTAACGCCGACCCGATCCCCCCGAACATTGCCGACGTTGTGCTGGCGAAGTCTGGTCTGTACTCGGGCTCGTCACGCATCGCCGTCAGCATGTTGTAGGCGCGGGTCGCAAGAAGGTTTTTCTCCATGTTCTCGCTGGTGACGTACCGCTTGTCCTGCGGAAACTCATACTCGCCACGTTCAGACTGCTGTTCGGGCGTCTGCCCCGGGAACAGTTCCTCGCTGCCGCCAACGCCTTGGTTGCGCAGGGCGTTGAGAGTGACCATCATGTTTTCGTTGAGGCTTCCTTGGGTTAAATCGGTCAGGTTTTCAAAGCCCGCGTCCTTCAACTGCTGATCGTATTCAGGGTCAGTGTCAATCAGGGCGGGGTTCGTAGACTTGACCTGCGCGAGAAAATGATCTGCCGGGGAAATCACGTTCTTCCCAACGCGAATTGACGGGGTGTTCCAGACCACCCGGGCTCGCTCCTCATACGCTTTCATCTCGGGGAAGTCGCGAGAGTACCCGGAGAGCGGCGCGGACACCCCAAGCATGTCCGTTACTGGTCTGGCGAGAACTGCCGAGGAGAAGTCCGAGATATTGGAGTCGGTCATCTTCTTCAGGGCGGCGATCAGGCTCGGATCGGCACCGGAGTAAATGTCTTCGATTGGATTGTTTGCCATGGGTTCGCCATCTCCTGCGGTTTCTAATTCGCCAGCCTTGGCCGTACTAGCGGCACCGGCACCCATCATGGCCGCAAGGGCTGCCAACCATGCCGGTCGGGATGGGGGAACAAAGGGCCATGGGCGAGCCTGACCTTCGTTCTCCTGCACTTCTCTCTGTAACTTCACGGGGCCGTCAATGACTGTTGGGCTATATTCTCTGCCGGGAACAAACCCAATGTTCCCCGAATGGGTGTCATCCCATCGCCAGCCTTGTCGTTGGAGCGCTTCCTGCAACGCACGAATGTCGGCACCCCCGGGCCTGCGGCGGACAGTTCCGCTCATGCCGGGATCGTACAACTCGACTCGCGGCTGAATCTCCATGCGGAACGGGCCGATGCGGGCGTAGTCCAGCCACGGTGTAACGCCCCACACGCCTTCCGGCGGAACGTAGGTATCGTCGCCCACCGCCCTGCTACCGTGGATGCCGACCTTCACAACTCGGTCGTTGTCTTTGAACACCGCACGCTCGGCCCCCATCGCCAGCGGCTCGACCTTCTTGATTCCCTGACTCTCTAGCCAAGCCGTCATCTCCTCAAGGAACTGCCTGTTCTGAGGATTTTTCGACAGGCCGTAGAGCATCCCCGGGGCATGCTTGACTCTCCTTGCCCTCTGGTCGTGGCCGAATGGCATCCCTGTCTTGAAGGCCGTAGTGACAGCATCGGGGAATGGCATCTTGGGAACACGGCCCATCGTTAACCCCCACTACGCCAGTGTTTTTGCCAACTGAGAAGGGCCATGCGGTTGGCCTTCTTCTGCCGCCACCACTCCAGAATCATCACGATGACTTCGTATAGAACGGCTTGGAGGATGATCGTCCAGATAAATCCGAACTGTTGCTCGCCATACGCCAGATGAAGATGCCGCTTCGCATCGGCCATTAGCGACTTCACTACGGCTGCCTCTTGGGCATGGCCGGAATCTGCGAGAGCGAACGAGTCATCGGGCCACTCTTGGACAACGATGGCAACGCAGTCGAGAACTTTTTCTCGTCCGACCAGCCACTTGCGCATGGGCAGTTTTGCCCACACACTTTGCCGGAACTGCTCGTAGTCTTCGTCGGGAGGCATGTCGCTCGGTCGCCCATCCATCAAATGGATCACCCCCTCTCCTTCGTATGCGTTGGACTATTCCAACTAGGGGTCGGACAACCTTTTTATGGACTGCCTACCACGGCTGGCGGCTATCGCGAGACTCCTTTTTCGCGAATTTCGGCTCGTCTTCCTCGTAGTTCTTCGCGGCCCGGAGCGAGACAGCGACCTCATTGGCGATCAGTCGCAGCGAGTGGCCCGGGGTGCCGTCCTTCTTTTCGTACTGCTCAAGGGCCATCTGGCCCGTGACCACGACCTTGGCCCCCTTGTGCAACTGTTCGCACACGCCGAGGGCGAGTTCATCGAAACACAGGACATCAATCCACGTTGTCTCGGGCTCGCGGCCCTCCTTGCGGGTAGTGCTGGCAACGGAGAACGACACCATCGGCTTGCCGGACTTTGTGTTCCGGGTTTCCGGGTCGCGGCCCACGTTTCCGGTAACGGTCGAGGTAATCACTTTTAATTCTCCCGGTTCCTAGATAAGTCCCATGATGCGGCCTGCAAAAGCCGCCATCATCCAAGCCAGTGTAATGAGCCCCAGTTCGATAGCCCAAGCAACAATCCAATCGGGAAATCTCATTCAGTGAGCGTCCGGGTGGGCTGCGGACGAAACGTAGACTTGATTCTTGGCTTCTTGCAGAACCGCAATCACGGCTCGGAGGCTGATGATTTCGCGGCGGGCATCCCGCAACGTCTGGTCGGCGTCCACGGCATCGTCCTCCTCCAGCCAAGCGTCGATCCGCTCCACAACGTCCCTGCTTGCCATGTGATTCTCCTTTCGCTCTATAGCGTCACTTCGTCCGTTCCAGCAGCCGCATCAACGTGGCGACGTGCGGCCTCCCCCACTGCGACGAGTCTCCGCAGGCCACCGTGATCGCCTCGCGCTCCGCGTCGGTAAGCGCTGGGGAGCGGTACAGAGGCACAACAACAAACTGCGGATCGTCACCGTCCTCCTCGCACATGGCCTTCCATACGGCCATAGCCTCTTGCTCTGTGGCATATCGGCGGAAGACGAACGGCGGGCGATCCTTGCTCTCAATCACCCACGCCAATGGGCCGTTGTCTCTCATGTCCCTCTCTGATTTCGGTGGTGCCCCGACCATATTGGAAACCCACCGCAAAACGTCGTTTTTCTCATATGAAAAGGGCTCCGGCTCACCCGCTGCGTGATGGCTTGTCGCCGCGCCCGCGTCTCGGAGCGAACCACCCTCACGCTTTGCGGCCGGTGACTGCCCCCCAGCGGTCTGCTTTATCAGTGCAGGGCTTGGGGTAGGGGGTAGTTGTTTCATGTTTTTGGCTTGCTGAACCACCGCGCAATGCGCGACCACCAACCCCCGATAACCGAACCAATCACGGCGCTCCAGATTACCCCCTGCACATCAAGCGGGACGGCCGTTTGTGGCCTTTTCTTGTACGCTGTCACATGGGCTGCTTCGCCGTACTGGCTCAACGCCTGCGAGATAGCCTGCCGTGTTGGAAATTTCTTGGCGTTTGTAGCCACATCCCAATCGGAGTATTTCAGCGGGTAGCCCTCGGCGGCGAACATTTCTGACTGCTCTCTGGTTCGCCAGCGTCCGTTTATGCGACTGCCAATAGCCCAACAGCGCAGGCCGATTTGCGCAGGGTTAGCCCTCCGAATCTCGTCAGTGATGGCAGAAAAAACCATCGCTTCCCTCGCGGAAAACTCGCGCCGGTGCGAGATCGGCGGGTGGGTTTGCTCCGACCTCGGTATGAAATAGACCTTGAAACCCGGCGGGTTGAGGGTTTGCATTTCCTCTAGGGTATAGAGCCTCATGGAAGATCGTCCCCCGGACTCCAGCCGCCTGTTGGGGGGCCACCAGACAGGACGTTTGGGAAGTCAGAGGAGCCAACGGAATATGAATCCTCAATGCCTGCGATCCCCCCGGTGTAGCCCGTCCGAAAATGGTAAATGTCCACAATAGTGCATATGTCGGCCGCTAAACCGACAATCTTTTGCTCGTTGTTGTCTATTACCAAAGTACGCTTGACGCACCACGCTGCCCCCTTCGCCGGGTCTTGGCTAATTTTGTATCGCTTCTGAGGCCACAAAATCTGCACCCCACCGGCAACAGCCATAGAGCGACCCCCAAGGCCATCTATATCCCAAGGGCTATCGTCGCCCAGCAGTTTTTCAGCGGTAATGCACTCGCCATTTCCGTTGAACAACAGCGGAGTGTTGCCCATAGGGTTTTCGTTGTAAGAAACAGATACGCTAGTTTCCGTAACTTCACTTTCTTCCACCGACCCAAATGGCAGACCCCATTTTTCGTTGGGGTCGCGCACGGGTGCAAAGTAGTAATAGAAACTGCTGGGCGCAACCGGCGGGTCGTACACTGCGCCCATAATCTGCCATGTGCAATTAAATGGCAGTCCGTATGCGATGCTGAACGCAGCCAGTTGGATTACGTTTAGTAGTTCCGGGTAGTTTGAATAATCGGACTGTGGCACCAAAATTTGGTCGAAAGAATACAAAACGTCTGGATTGTACGTCGTGAATTCTTTGAACTGCTCTGCCACGGCCCCGGCCACGACTTTGCTGGGGCGTAGAAGCCGGTGGTTCATTGGGGTCATGGGCGGGAATCCGGCAGCGTGATTCTGTGATTAAAACGCACTTGTTTTTCTTACTGAATGAGATGGGCCGCGAGGCGCAGGCGCGACGCACGACACCTGTCCCGGTTCCGCTTCGGCGTCGTGTTCGTGACAGGAAACCGGAAAAACATCACCTCGCCGCACCTGCGCTCTCTGGATAATCCCCGCCCCGCATCCTTGGGCAGACACGGGGCGGGGTAAGAAGTCACGGGGTTACTTCTTCTTGCACGAGGAACCCATCTTGCTGCTGCCGCCCTTCATGGGCTTGAACGGCTTGGGCTGCGGCTTCGGCATGGAAGACTTCGCCATGGTGATTACCTCCTTTCCATGGTTGAGGGCATTGGGATTAGCGGCTGGCTCGGTGGCGTAGAGCCCGGACGGGCGCGGTCACGACCTTTTTTGTAGCCTTGACCACGGTGGCACCGGCTGACCGGACGGGGCAGTGGCCTTGGCAAGCAGCCATGGCGGGGGACGAAAGACACAGGGAAAGCAGGGCGACAAACAGGTAACGCATTGTTACTTTCTCCATTCTGGAACATGGTAGGGGGGCTGATCGCAACCTAGTCTACTGGAATGTCAAGATCGGGCATCAAGGACTTATCAAATGCTCAACCGGGACAACCTTGTACCCGTCACGAGGCTCTCCGATCTCCATGCCCCGGGAGCCGTCGATCCACCCCAGTAACTCAACTACGCGGTACTCGGGGTCGGTGATTCGCGCCGCCCACACGATCTTGCCCCGATCCTGCGGCCTGATGGCTGGGCCAACGTCTGTGCGTACCCGCCGCACCTCAATGTTTGTGCCCACATCGGGCTTGTCTCTGTGCTTGGCGTGATCCGAGGAGTGCCAGACAGCACCGTGCCAGTACCGGTTAACGTGTTTGGCTACCGCTAATTCGCACAACGCTGCGGCAACCTGTGCGTCCCTGTCTTTTTCCATCTTGTCCCTGTTGTAGTACGGGGCGTCTTTCTTTTCCCAGTTGGCCGTGAACCGCCGGATGCCCACTTGGAACCCCAGTTCGTACTCCCACGGCTCAAGTTTTAGTGTGATGCCCACGCCCCTGTTGTAAGGTGGTGTCAATATCGGACGGGGTTTTTGTAACAGCCTGACCCCCTTGAGGTTTTTGGGAAAAAATCTAGGGGGTGAACGTGAGCGGGTCGCGCCGCTCAATGGGGGCCGGAGGGGTCATCGGTCGCAAGTCGTTTGCCAGCAAGGGGTTACGTCAAGGCCGATGGTACTTTCGGCCGACGCGGTGGGCCAGAGTGGCCCGGGAGAGTGTCGCACCGCCCCGGATGGCGCGCCGTCCATGGCGCGCCATCCGGTCGTGCAGCCGTCCTACTTCGCGGGCTTCACGCTCCAGTAGCCCGTAGCGCGGATACGCTCACGGTCGGCGGCGTATCCCTCCGGGCCGGTATCCTGAAGATACGCAAGCGTATCGTCTTCGTCGGCCCATGCCACGACCCCGTAGGTGCCGAAATGCCCCCCCGTGGTCAGAAGCCCGTTAGCCCCGACGTAGAGCGACACGACCTTACCGGTCGGCAGGATACGCTCTGCCTGATACCGGGCCGGGCGCTCGACTGCGGTACCATCCTTCTTCAAGGTCTTTACCGGCTTGGGATGGAAACCGGGCTTCTTGTCGCTACGCTCCTTTTCAGCCTTGAGCGCGGCCAGTTCTGCTCGAAGCGCGGCAATTACCGACGCCTCGTCATCCGCAGTCCGATCCGATTCGATACGTCCCATTTCATACTCTCCCATTGGTCGCCCCGATTGACGGCTCGGGGCATTGGCCGTTACGGCAGACTTGCCGCTGAAAACCCGTTTGGCCCGGAACCCTGCCAACTATGGACAGCGGCCCCGGATGCCATGATGGTCGATGCCGCCAACCGCGAGACTAGCCCCCGTGTAAATCGGGGGTTGGGTTGGGGCGTTGTTGTGTTGTCATACCCCCGGAGACTTGAACAACGGGTTCCGGGTAATCGTAATTTGGTCGGCTGACACTTCAGTGTCGCAAAGACACTGGGCAATGGCATGGAGTAACGCGGCATCGTCTTTGAGAAAGGCGATTTCAAGCGTTGTGGATTGTTCACCCATCGTCCGCGTGTTGGCCGTGGCAATCCAACGGCTGGTGGATGGATCGTTGTCCCTGTGGCTGTAGAGCATCGTCAGTCTCCGTGATGGTGTTAGCGGGGCTTTGCCCGCCGTAGCCCCGTTTGGCCCGGAACCCTGACCATCCGCGAGATCAGTGCCGGATGTACCTTCCGTGGTACACCCATGCACTGGATCGCGGATTGCCAGAGGGTTGGGGGTTACGAGTGGAACGAGAATCGCGCCAGTTGGCTGTCTGTCTGCGGCCAGAAGATGGCGCAGATGTAGTAGTTTTCCGTGACGCAGGCCGTTCTGGCACCGCCATCCGTGATGCGGTACTCGGTCTTTGTATAGGACGCACCAACCTCGGGTTGATCGCCGTTGCGACCGAGTTGGCAAGTGATCCGCACGTTGCCGAAACGGTTGGCCCACATGTTCCACTCCGACAGATAGCCAATGGCGTTCTGGAAGGCCGTGTGACCGTGGTGTTCCGCCATGTAGTCATCGAAGCCCTCGGCCTTGATGATCGTGACGGTGCGCTCCTGATGGGGCGACTTCTCCTTCACGGGTTCGGGCTGCGGGATGGGCACTGCGCGGAACGTGCCCGACACAACCGCGTCACAGGAACACTGGTCGCACATCGCTGTACCGGTCTGGTCATCCATGTCGCAGCGGTACATCGTCCAGACGGCGGGCTGCGGGCATGTGCCCTTGCAGGAAGGGCACCCCGGATCGCGACATTCACACATTTGCATCGTAATCTCCTCGTGATGGTGGGTTATCCGGGGCGTGTCCCCGGCAAAGGGGCGTTTGGCCCGGAACCTTCGCCATCACGAGATACGCAGGGCATGTTGCGCGCTACATGCTACGCCCAGCGCCCCGCCATGCGCGGGTTGGGGGTTGGGTTGGATGGCGCATGGCCGGGTTCCGGGCCAAACCCGCCCCGGGGGCGACCAGTTTCGCCCCGTTCCCAGCAACCCCAAGGGCCAACCCAATGAGCCGATTCGCAAGTCTGACGAAGCGCCAGAAGAAGAACTTCGACGCTCTGGTGGAGCATACCGTGCAGTCTCACTGTCGCGGTATGCAAATCCCCATTCTCGACATTCCCAAGGTGTTTGAAGCGGCCCGTGTCGCGTTCGATGCCAACCATAGCGTCGTGGAGGCCATCGTGTCGAAGTACCGCGAGTTGTCGCAAGGAGGTGCGGCATGAGTTGGAGGTGCCATACATGTGGAGCCCCGTCCGCCAACAACGAAGACCACAACTGGGATGATGTGACGGATGAGCGGTGGGAAGTGATGTACCACGCGCAAGAGTTGCTGGCCGCGTTGCGTCAGTGCGCTGCGCGTCTCGCAGAGTGGGTGGATTCTGGCTCGCGTGATACCCGCGATCTTGTAGCGATCAGGGACGCCGAGAAGGCAATCGCCAAGGCAGAAGGGAGGATTGAGTGATGGCTGATTCGTTGTTTCCCATGACGGTTACTACCATCCACCACGGGGAGCGGGTAATCACGCGGCAAAACGCAGTGACCCTCGTTTCTCGGGAGTATGACCGTGGCCCCTACAGTCGCGAGATGATCGAAAAACTCTCTGATGAGTGTCTGTTGCAGGAGTTGGGCACGGAGGCCAGCGCGCTCCAATGGCGGTTCGCCCAACTCGCGGACGGCAAGCGGCTGGACTTCGTGAAGTTCGTTGAGCAGATGTGGAAGGAGTACCACGAGAGCAAGTGAACTGCATCAACTGTTGTCGGGAACTTGCCCCGGATAGGGCCGAGTTCTTGCGAGAGACGGGGCGCGCTCTGGTGTGCCTGTCATGTTCCCGTGAGTCATCGAGGTTGGTTTTGATGGAGTACGCCCATAAGACAGCGGGCTACCCCGTCATTGTCCCTCGTGGCGATGAAGACAAGGCTCGCCGTGCGTATCGGCGGGCCAGATAGCCATTGGCTGGAGTTCCGGGCCAAACGGCCCCCCGGCGGGTTTTCCGCCGTTTTCCCATCCCAAGTACGAAAGGACGGTTTTCGTGAACGCTGATTCTGTGT